GATTCTGGCAACTCTACCGCACCAACATCGCCGTCACGCAGTACGCGCCCTACGCGCTCCGCGCCTTCTACAACACCAACCCCGCCATCGAGTCGCTGACCATCGGCCCTCGTCTCATCAGCGGCTTCCAGAGCGACAACTACACCACGACGAAGGGGCTGCGCACCGTGTCGATGGTCGCCGCCGGGGCCACGCTAGACGCGTACCCTTTCGTGCAGACCACGGGCAGCGGTTACATGCCGGGCACCTTCCTCGAACTGCCGTTCATTTCGCTTGCGCGCTGCGCGCTCGTCGACACCGGCTCCAACTACCTCGACCGCCCGAGCGAGTTTCATCAGCCTGCGTGGACGAAGACACGGCTCACCGCGACCGCCTCTGGCACGACCGCGCCTGACGGCACCTCGACCGCTGAAACCCTCACCGAGACTGTGACCTCCGGCACGCACTACATCTCGCACACTAACTCGCGCTCGTCTGGCGCCGCCGACATGTGCGTCTACGGGCACTTCAAGCAGGCTGTCCTCGACCGTGACATCACGCTCCGCATCAGCAACACAGCGGGCGGTGCCGACTATGCGGAGGCCACCCTCGACCTTTCAGCGGGCACCATCGGTGCGGTGACGCTCGGCGGCGCAGCAGTCAACGGTCGCGCTTTCGTCACGAGTCTCGGTAACGGGTGGTATAAAGCATCAGTCATCGCGCGCTTGCCGACATCGACGAGCATCACGGCAGAGGCGTATCTCAATGCTCCCGGTAGCGGTGTCAACTACACCGGCAGCACGGGTTCGATGTTCGCGTGGCAAATCGGCGCGACGCTGTCGAGCGTCCCGGTCAGGAACTCCGTGGCGCACAACCAAGCCGCTCCCGCAGGTATACCGCCCACGGGCGGTATGATGTACCTCAAAGGGCTTCCCGCGAGCACGGAGGGGTTGCTGCTTCCCGGCGACTTCTTCGAGGTCAACGGCGAACTCAAGCAGGTCACCATGTCGCTCGACTCCGACGCGGCGGGCCGCGGTATCGTGCAGTTCCGACCGGGGCTTGCGCGTCCTCCTGCTGACAACGACCCCGTCATCATCCACAACCCGCTCGGCCGCTTCGTGCTGATGGAAGACCCGAAGATGTCGCTTCAGTTCGGCTCGTACACCGATGCCGAGTTCATGCTCGAGGAGGTGTACGGATGAGCCGTTTCAGCACGACCGTCGCCGAGAGCGCGTCGGCAGAGACGCACATCGCGTATCGGCAACTCGTCGATGTCACCGTCAACTCTGGCACCACGCTCCATCTCACCACGGGCAACCAGTTCATCTTCACGCTCGGCAACACCTACTCACCCGTGGGTGGTCTGGGCGGCATCGAACCTATCGAAGAGGAAGCGGAGCCGCAGCCTAGCACCGTGCGCCTGTGGCTCTCGGCGGTCGACTCGGCGTCCCTCTTCGCGCCGCTGCAAGAGGACATGTTCGGTCGACCCGTGGTCATCCGGCATTGCTACCTCAACCCCAACGACTGGTCGGCCATCCACACGCCCGACACGCTCTGGACGGGCTTCATCAACAAGGTCGAGGTGCGCTTCGCTGACACGGAGCGCGGCAACTTCTACGAGATAGAGGCCGAGACGGCGCTGCGCCGACAGGCGCTCGTCAACAACTTCAACCGCGAGACGCATTGGGTCGGCATGGGCTACAGCGGCGACTTGTTCTTCAACTACATCGACCAGATACCGCTCGCTCGCACGATGTGGGGCCAGAGGCCGACCGGATATAGCGGCGGCGGTGGTATCGTCGGCCCCGACGACAGAGGCCCGCAGTACGACCGATGAGCGACATCAAGACAGCCTTCACCGCGCACCTTGCGCTATGGCGCGAGCGCCCTTACGCGCTCGGCAAGAGCGACTGCGTGACCTTCGTCTGCGAGTGGGTCGATACCGTGCTCGGCACAGACTACATGGCCCGCGTGCGCACCCGGCTCGACTACGCCGACAACATCGGCGTGCTGTCGGCCATCAAGATGCCGGGCGGCTATGAGGCGCTCGTCCGCGCGTTCTGCGGTGACCCCGCCCATCCTGACGCTGCGTGGGAGCGGGGCGACATCGCGCTCTTCCTGACGGGCAAAGGCGAGGTCGCCTTGGGTCTGCTCGGTGAGCACCTCGTCTACGCACCCGACCGCGACGGGCTCGCCGCCGTCGACTGTGCGCGCGTCCTCAAGTTCTGGAGACTCCCATGCCTCAAGCAGTAGGCGCGGCAATCCTCGCGGCGTTCAAGGTGGCGACATGGAAAGCCCTTGTCATCAAGGCGCTCGTCTACTCTGCCGCAACCTTCGCGCTGACCAAGGTGATAAATGCTCTGACGCCTCGACCGAAGACGGGCGAGACGCGCGGCATAGATGTGTCTGTGGTCGACAGCGCCGCCGATGGGCGCGTCCTGTACGGCGAGGTGCGGACGAGCGGCATCAATGTCATCCCGCCGTGGACGAGCGGCGACAACAACCGATATCTCCATCAGGTGCTCGCGGTCGCGGTGCATGAAATCGACTCGTACTCCGATGTCTATTTCGACCAAGACACCATCAGCAACGCCGCCATCGGCGCGGTGACGAGCAGCGCCAACGACGGCAAGGTGACGGGCGGCAAGTACAACAGCGCCGCGTGGATTCGTCGCTATCTCGGCACCGCGTCGCAGACCGTCGACTTCATCCTCAACGCGGCCTTCTCCGGCACATGGACTGCCGACGCTCGCGGTCGCGGCATCGCGTATGTCGCGCTCCAGTACGACTACGGCGACGGCAAGGTCTACTCGGGCATCCCGCAGATAACCTTCAAGGTGAAGGGCAAGAAGTGCTACGACCCGCGCCTCGACACTTCGCCGGGCGCGAACCCGACAAATGCTGCGTATGCCGCGTGGACGACCAACCCCGCGCTTTGTTGGGCCGACTACAAGACCGCGGCCTATGGCCGGAATGTCCCTGCCGCTGACATCGACTGGCCCTCCGTCGTGACCGCTGCCAACGAGTGCGAGGAACTCGTCGCCATCCCCGGAACCACGCAGAAGCGGTACACCTGCAACGGCATCCTTCTCGCCAACAACGACCCGAACGACAACGAGAAGAAACTGCTCGACGCGATGATGGGCCGCATGGTCTACATCCGTGGCAAGTGGACGGTGTACGCGGGTTCGTGGCAGACGCCGCAGACGGTCATCGACAAGGCCGACTGGTCGGCGCTCGGTGCCATCCAGACCACGGCCTCGCGCGACGGCGGTCGCTTCAACGGCGTGCGCGTGTACCACATCGACCCGGAGCGCAACTGGCAGCGCGTGGAGTGCTTCCCGCGCTTCTCCGACACCTACCGCACCGCCGACAACAACGAGCGCATCTGGTTGGAGATGGAGCAGCCGATGTGCACCAACGCCTTCGAGGCGCAGCGCAAGGCCGAACTCCTGCTCCGTGCCTCCCGCAACGGCGTGCGCGTCACGGGCACGCTGCCGCCGCGCTTCATGCTCCTGGCCCCGTGGGAGACCGTGTCGCTCAACTTCGACGAACTGGGGTGGGTGTCCAAGACCTTCCGCATCGTCACCACGACACCGAACCCGGACGGCAGCATCGAAGTGTCGATGGTCGAGGAGCAGACGGGCGATTGGGCCGACATGGCGGCGGGCGAGTACGGTAGCCCGTCCGTCGCCACGCTGCCCACCGCGAACCCGACAAGCCCTAGCGCGCCGCGCAATCTCCTTATCGAGCCGCAGCCGGGGCTCTTGCGCTTCGACTGGGATGAGCCTGTGGTGAAGCCGGAGGGCACGCGGTATCGCGTGCTTGCAGCGGCGGGCAGTTACGCAGACCCCTCGTCCCGTGCCGTCATCTTCGACGGTGTGGCGACCGACGCGCTCTATCCCATCCTCAACACATCGTCGAGGCAGTTCTACCAAGTGCAAGCCTATGCAGGCTCGTACTTCAGCGACTACACGCCGAACACTTTTGGTATCGGCGCTGTGCCGCTGTATGGTGGAGTGGAAAAACGAGTTGCGCGTGGCACATGGGTGAACACCGGGGCATCGCAGGGGAACAGCATGCAAGCCCGTCTCGGCGGGTTCATTGCTGCGGGCGGCGAAATGCGCATCGTGTACGACTATTCCATCGTCGGGAGTATCGCCGTCACGATGGCCGATGTGCAGTCGTGGCCGGGGCTTAATCCATCGTCGCAGACTATCCCCGGAAGTTACGACGGCGGCAATGTTCTGGGCCTTTATATGCGCGTTGACAGCGGCGCGTACTACGAACCTCCCGGCGGCACTTATTGGCAAGAGATTGACCTTGCCGGGTCAGGCAAGTTGGAGACGAATCCACTCACCGTGTGGTGGGGTCTGGTGCGCGACGGTAAGATACTGCCGCCGGGGTACCCGAGTTCAAGCGCCGCGCCGATGCACTTCGGCATCTTCACCGTGGTCGATGAAATCGCCACTCCGGGCGCGGTGGTGGCGAAGACAGAGTATTTGGTGCGCGGTGGCATCACTTCCGCTTTCTACGAGTTCAAAGCAGGCCCGTATAGGTTTAGAAGCGACGGAAAGTATCCCGATGAAGCGGAGTTCAGCACCGTCCATTCGTATGTGAAGGCTTACGCGCTGAACGGCTCGCATAGCGGGCTGTCCAACATCGTCATCAACGAGGCCGTCAGCGTAACGGCCATCGAAATGCTCGGAATACCGGCAGAAGCCCCGGTCTCCGGGCAGGACTTCGTGCGCAAGAACGGCGCGTGGGTGGCGGCAGCGTCGAGCGGTGCGGGCATCGC